CACAATATACCTTTAAATATATCAGGAGAGTATATTGGAAAATGGCCTGATGAAATGTTTACGGAGAAAGATGATGTTAAATAATTCATATATTATATTTGTATTTGCATGTATATTAGCGCTATTAGCAGCAGCTGGAAGTTACTAATGAAAGTATTATTTGACGGTGATGTTTTAATATATATGGCTGGGTTTGCTCTAGAGAGGAGACACTATGAAGTCGAGCACGAAGGAAAAACATTACAGTTCAAAGGTAAAAGAGACGCTAATAAATACATTAAAGATAAAAAGGGAGCAGAGATTTACATGGTAAGAGAGTCAAAAGGCTTAGACTCCTCCATAATATGTTTAAATAATATAATACATAGCACATTAGATAGAATGGGTACAGATAAATATAAAATATATTTAAGCCCAGAAAATAAAGCAGAAAACTTCAGGTATGAAGTAGATCAAGAATACAAGGCTAACCGTAAGGATTCAGTAAAGCCTATATTTTTCAAGGAATTAACAGAACACCTTAGGAACCACTGGAATGCCGAAAGGACAATAGGACAGGAAGCAGATGACGCATTAGGCATATCGCAAGGACAGGACACCATAATTGCATCCATAGATAAGGATTTACTTATGATCCCTGGGAAACATTACAATTTAAAACGCCAAACAGTTTACGAAAGTAGTGATCCCGGGGAACTTTTTTTAATGGAATATGAAGGAAAGAAACCTAGGTTAGAAGGCTTCGGGTTCAAATGGTTTTGCGCACAAATGTTATTAGGAGATCCTATAGATAATATTAAAGGGATTGATAGATACGGACCAAAGACAGTGCATAAGCTCTTAAAGAAATCAAAGGATAACAAGGAATCTTGGGAAATAGTTAAAAAGATTTACAAAGAAAAGAAGAGAGATTACTTGACAAATGCCAAATTATTGTGGATACTTAGAGAAAGAGACACACATTTTGATGAGGCACTAATATGAAACTAACAGATTTATTTGAGCAACCCCTACACGTATTAACAGAGACTATGTGGTGGGTAGCGAAAGAAGCCAGAGATCCAATTGACGCAATCGCGTTAAGAAGAGCTGCAATGTATATCCAGAAATGGGACAAGAACATCCCTAAATCTGACGAGAATATGGCTAGAGAAGTTCAATATCGAGTAAGTCGTATCATTAAGAAAGTTATAGACGAAAGAGAAGAACTTGAAAATGAAATTATGAACCAACATAGGAACTAACATGAGAAAGAGTGATATAGTCACCAAGGACGATGTAAAATTAATACTTGAACATATAAATGAAAAACCATTTCTTTTACACGAAGTTAGGGATGACGTATTAGATGTATTAGAAATGACTATATGGGCAGAGCTGAAAGAGAGACAGGAGGGTAGAAATGAGTAATGTAGTAGACTTATTCGATGCTTTCAAAGTAAAGATCGATGGAGAAGAAGTAAATTGGATTAAGGACGAGATAGAAACCCTAAGAGAATTCTTATTAGGATATGCTTACTTAAGGCATCACGAACCTAAGACATATTATAAGTTTATTGATGACGATTTATTTCTAGTAAAACTACATGACTTACAAGGGTACACAGAAAGTTTTCCATCATTAGCTAGGATAGCTAAGTATGCAGATTTATTTCAAGAATCTATATTATATGATATTGGAGATGTACCCCATGATACCGAAGAAGGATTAAGACATTCAATTAGAATAAAAGATATTGTTAGAGGTAGATAATGAAATTTGCACAAGTACTATTAAAAGCTATCATAATAGCAGCAGCGGCTATATTAGCAGCATCGTTTGTGGATGTAACACATTTGAAACATAATATACACCATGAAATAGTAGTGGAGCAAAATAAAGAGTTTCAGGTAGAATACATAAGAGAAGCTAAAGAAGTAAGATTATTTATAGGTGATATTACATGGGAAACATTACCTATTATGAAGAAAGCATTAGAAGGAGTACCTAGAGATAGTAGAATGGTACTCCATATAACATCAAGAGGAGGCTTCACACAAGCTACTCGAGATATAATTGAAATGATGAACGATTGGGAAGGGGAAACAGTAGCAGTTGTAGACAGATATGCATTTAGTGGTGGTGCAATGATATTTATATCAGCAGATAGACAGTTCATTGCTAATGATGCTAAACTATTATTCCATTTATCAGGTTTAGTGACACCTAATGGAAAAAGATGTGTAGTACCACTAGACGAAAAGAACCAAAAATGGATGGTCACAACGTTAGATATGAAAATGGGACGATATATCAGTTCTGAAGAAGTGTACACACTATTGGACGGGCATGACGTTATTATATCAGGATACGCATATAATTATAGACTTGGAACTACTGATAAATTTAAACCAAATGAGCATATATTATTGAAAACCTATTGGAAATGGTTATTAGAAGAAAGAGAACTAGACGCAGGTTGTAAAATATAGGAATAAATATGGCTACAAAACTATCCCCTAAGGCAATTTATGATCACATTGATAAGTTTGTGATTGGACAAGAGAGAGCAAAAAAGGTTGTGAGCAATACTTTGTTCCTACACGCTATAAGGACAATGAAGTATTATTCAGAAGAAGAGCCTAAACCTTTGAAGAAATCTAACGCTATACTGTTAGGACCATCTGGATCAGGTAAGACCTATTTAGTAGAGAAAGGCGTCGAAGCCTTGCACTTACTCACAAATATGGAAATGTGGCCAATGTTAACAGTAGATGCTAGTAACTTAACTGCAACAGGATATGTAGGTGATGATCTACAAGATTTATTATCGTATCATTACTTTAATACGATACCTAATAAGGTAGAGCCTGGTCATGTACCTCTAGCTTTTGCTACAAGTGTAGTATTCTTAGATGAGATAGACAAGTTATGTACCAAGATTGAAGGTAATAGTGGAGATATCTCCAGACAAGCCCAATATAATATACTTAAGATAGTGGAAGGGACAGATATTGTACTGCAAAGACCTGGAGATGGTCGTAAGTATGGGCAAACTTATGATGCATCTTCACAGAATATGCTATTTATATTTGCAGGAAATTTCCCTCAGATTAGGGCTGAAAGAGATAAAAAGCAAGCTCCTACAATGGGCTTCACAGAAGACCAATCAGACGACATAGAAGATGTGTATATAGAACTAGAAAAAGCAGGATTAGCTACACAGTTGGTGGGTAGGATATCTGCACACGCTGAACTGGAAACATTAACTAAAAAAGAATTAAAGAAAGTCTTAACAGAAACTGAAGATAATATATTAGATCAATATAAAGATCTATTAGAGTATATAGGATACGAGTTTGAGATATCTCCGTATCATATAAATAAGATCGTTAACGAATGTTACGAGAAGAAGACAGGCGCAAGAGGACTACAAGCAGCCTTAGATGAATTCATGGAAGACATTATATTTGATATGGAGACAACATTATGACATTAGTACCAACAGTTATAGAACAAACATCAAGAGGCGAGAGAGCTTTTGATATTTACTCAAGGCTATTAAAAGAGCGTGTTGTATTCTTAGCTGATGAAGTTAACCATATAACAGCTAATGTCGTAGTAGCTCAACTATTATTCTTAGAAGCAGAAAACCCTAAGAAAGACATACATTTATACATTAATTCGCCAGGGGGTAGCGTGTCTGATGGGCTATCTATTTATGATACTATGCAGTATATTAAATGTGATGTATCTACAACAGTACTCGGTCAGGCATGCAGCATGGGGGCATTCTTATTGAATGCTGGAGCTAAAGGTAAGAGGTATGCATTGCCTAATTCTAGGGTAATGATTCATCAGCCATTGGGAGGATTTAGAGGTCAAGCATCTGATATTGAAATTCATGCAAATGAGATGAGAGTTATTAAGGATAAGCTAAATAGGATCATGGCAGAACACTCAGGGAAGACTATACAACAGATTGAAGAGGACACTAACAGAGACAACTTTATGTCGGCACAGGAAGCACTAGAGTATGGTTTAATAGACCAAGTAATAATATCAAGAGATCTTAAATAAGGAGACTTTGAATGACTAATGAATTCTACCAAGACGATGACGACGAGCTCTGGAATAAAGAAATAGTGCTACCAGAAGAATTTAAAGATATATTGAAAGTAATGGAAAATGGAGCTATGAAGCACGGACTCAATTCATGGCTTAACGAGAACAATCAGAGCATGGGACATAAGGCAAACCATGCCAGTATGTTTAGGCATTTAGCTAGTAGTTACTCAGGAGAAGTATGCGACAAAGAGTCAGGATTAGACCACCTACTACACTTAGCAACTAGAGCATTAATGGCTTACACAAGGAAAAAACGGCGTATAAATGCAGAGTAAAAGAGACAGTTTTAAAGAAGTTATAGTAGACATGTGTATAGGTATATTCTTAGCATATTGTATAACTCAGACGATAGGAGTACATATATTAGGTATAGGGATTAGTCACGCTCAGAATATAGCATTGACTATATTATTGACAGGGGTGTCAATAACTAGGAAGTATCTAATAAGAAGGTACTTCAATAAAAGGGCTTTACATAAATTTGAGAGATCATTACACTTAGGCGGAATATTTAAACATGAGAGGAAAACTAGCGAAAAGAATTAGGAAAGTGACCGGATATAAACATCCAGAAGCTGACCAGTATACTCTTAAGTATCACTATAACGGTAACCAAACATTACTATTAAAGGAAAATTCAAAGAGATACGTTTACAAAGTCACAAAGACAGCTCTCTTATTACACAAAAGAGGGTATTTAAATCTAACAGGAGAACTTAAATGAAACCAGGTATTAAAACAACTGAATTTTGGACTACTATTTTAGCAACTATTATTGTAGCAGGTGGTGCAGAATTTGGACTTACACTAGACGCAGCATCAGTAGCAGGTATTGCAGGTATGGTGATTACATACACCATGGGCAGAGTGTTTTCTAAGTAAAAGGAAATTGAGTAATGGGCAGTATAGTTAATTCTATATTATCCTTCTTTAGCGCTTTGACAGACATATTGAAAATTGTGGGAGCATATATGTTAGGCAAGGAACGCCAAAAGCGCAAAGAGATGGAAAATGTAGCCAAACTGAAGGAAGAATATGAAGAAGCTGAAGAGAAGAATAAAGAGTATCGCGATGGTGGTAAGTCTGGTCTTCTTGATAGGGTGCGGGAGTTTCAAGACGACGACTCCAAGTAGTTGTCCTGTATCTCCCAAATATACCCAAAAAGAATGGTCTCAGATATATAATGAGATATCTAAACTACCTGAAAATAGTAAACTTATAGCAGTACTACATGATTATTTAGATGTACTCGCAAAGTTAAGGATTTGTAATGCGAAAAAGTAAGATTATTAAGTACTTATTACGAACAATAATCTTGACATTGAAATTATTATGTGCTATATTTAGCGTAATAGTTATAATATGTTTAGTGATGGTAAACATGTTAGAACAATATGGGAAAGACTAGAAAATGACATTATTAATTCTCGATATATTAGGTTTGATTTTCGGAGTCACAGGGGCCGTATTAGTAGGAAATCTTAATAGATACGGCTTCTTGTGCTTCTTTTTAGGTAGTACCTTTCATGGATCGTTAGGGTATCTACAAAGTAATTATGGATTAATGCTGACATGTGTTATATTTATATGTATAGACATATATTATTTTATAAAGTGGAAGAATAATGAAAAATCTTAAATGGTTAATATTTAGACATGCTATGACATGGTTATTTTTAAAGATGCCTTTACAAATCTTAGGATATATATTATTAGCTATTTATATACCTTTTACATTAACAGATAGGAGAGTACATGATTGCCCAGATCAAAGACTTCCATACCTGTTAAGATGGTTTGATAATGCAGACATTAGAGACCAACGCTTTGGATTGAATGGAGACCCAGCACATCAAGCTAGACATAAAAACTTATTTATTAGAAGGTATACATGGTTAGCTGTAAGAAACCCTGTAAATTACTTTCAAAGAAAGATTATAGGCAGTGCTAATCCTTGGCTATTAGAATTTCACAGGGTGACTCACGCTAAATATAAGAGCCCTTTAGCTGAATCTAAAGAGCTAACACCAGTGGGAGACTATATAGGACACAGTGAGGGATGGAGAATAGTAGAAGCGTACAGATATGATTATAAAATGTTATGGGAATATTACCTAGTGAAGCATTACGGAAATGGTAAATGCCTTAGAGTTAGACTAGGTTACAAATTAGGACACGACCCGTCAGATCAGAAATCAGGATCTATACAGTGGGTATTTAGTATAAACCCGTGGAAAACATATAGAGGTATCAGGAAATGAAGTATGATATAGACGTGTATAGAGATTTCGTAAAGGACTGCGACGAAGCTATAGAAGAGAAGAACAAAAAAGTAGTACAAGAAGATAATATAGATATATACGACCAAGTAAGGAAATACTTACAGAAAGTGGCACTCTCAAAGCCCGTAAATTGTGGCCTCGTTATATCTGGAAGAAGTGCTAGAGAGTTAGTAGACGATAAGAGTCCTCAGATACTACAGGTATTCACTCAAGATAACATATATAATATTATGGAGAGCTTAAAGCCAGGCGAGGAGCTTACACGCAATAGAAGATTTAACATGTTAGGTGCTGAGTTTTATGCTAATGTAATGAAATCAGACGTATCTAGCGAGATTAATGTACTTAGAAGTAGAACATTTGAGCCTATAGTTATAGACTTATACATAATAGATGACTACTCTAAGGACTTTACAATATTAGTAGCAGAGCAACAGAAAATCGCAAGATATCAGTTAGCAATCTACGAACTAGAGGACACCAGGTGGAACAATGTATATGCAACACCTGAATATATCAAGGATGACCCAACAACGTATGACTTATAAGTAAACGCAGGAGTAAACAATGAGTAACACATTATTATCGCCAGTAGGCAATATTAAATTTTTAGCAGTAGCTAAGCCAGTTAAGAAGTTTCAATCAGAAGACTTAATATACACTATTAAGTTAGAGTTTGATGGAACTAGTCCTGAAGGATTAGCATTCTTAAATTCAATTAAAGCAATCAACTCTAAGAAAGTTGTAACAGACAATGTATCCAAAGAGGGTAACTACATCATCGCATTTAATTCTAAATATGCACCTAAAGTTATGGATGAAGCAGGTAACTTGTTAGAAGGCCAGGACATCCCATTCTTTAATAGCAAAATAGATAGTGGTAACGCTCGAGTAGAAATACAGGAAAGTAAAGGTAGTGGAATGGCCACAGCTTACCTGAAGAAAGTACAATTACTAGACTTAGAGTTGGCCCCTAGAGACGAATCAGAGTCATTAGGAGCACTCGAGGCAGCTATCCAGCAGGAACACAATGCTTAATAGAATAATATCTATAGACTTTGAAACCTATCTGATATCGGCAGACATGACCATCCCAAAGCCGGTCTGTCTGTCGTATTTTGATGGGACTAATAAAGGATTACTTGTAGGTATGCCTGAAATGGAGGTATACCTAAGGAAGATTTTATATCAAGGGTATACAATTATAGCTCATAATATGAAGTTTGAAGCCCTTGTAATATATGAATACTTTCCAAGGCTTAGAAAGCTGTTATGGAATGCTATATATAAGGGTAAACTGTATTGCTCTAAGATATATGAGAAATTACTTAATAATATTAGACGTAAGCAGGTATTTAATGTCACACTCTCCCAATTGGTTAAAAATTATTTCGAAGAAGACATCTCAGAATCCAAATCGGACCCAGATGCTTGGCGATTACGATACAATGAGCTGGACGGAGTACCTAAAAAGGATTGGCCCCAAGAAGCCGTAGATTACGCTATAGAGGACTCCGTATGGGCATATAAGATATATCAGGTGCAGACTAATATAAAAGTTAAATGGCAGGATGCTGTTAAGACTGAGATATGTCTCAATTTAATGGGACAGTCTGGTATATTAGTAGATAATGAAAGAGCTAAGACTCTGGAGAAGGAACTTAAAGATTTATTAGCTCCAAATTACAAAATATTATTAGAAAGTGAATATGCACGTGTTGACAAAAAAACTAAAAAAATTATAAAAAATATGAAAAAGTTACGTGAATATATAAATGAAAACGTAAAAAATAAAGAATATACAGAAAAAGGTGCTATTTCAACATCTTCAATTTCACTGGTAAATTATGTTGCAGAGAAGCCCGATAAGATATTACAGGCATTCTTAGACGTACATAAATATGAGAAGATCTTAACGGCATTTGTACCAGATCTATTAGCAGCTAACCCTTATATTAGGTCTGAATATAACGCAGTGGTATCTTCAGGTAGAACTTCATCTACTAAATCTAGAAATTACCCATCTGTAAATATACAACAGATGCCTAGACAAGTACCTGATGTCACATGGGACGTGCGTAATTGCTTTGTCCCGCGCCCAGGTTATAAGATCGTATCAATCGATTACAACGGGTTAGAACTTGCTAGTACCGCACATATGTTATATAAAACTTTTGGTAAATCTGCCATGAGGGACACAATAAACAGTGGCGACGTTCCTGTAGATATGCACAGTAAGCTAGCTACTAGACTAATGTCTCTTAAAACTGGCAGTAAACCTGATTATGATAACTTTATAAAACATAAGAAAGAACCTGAATATAAGCACTTCAGGCAGTTATCTAAACCTATTAATTTAGGGTTCCCTGGAGGTATTGGATATGATACTATGAGGGATCTTCTAGCTAAAGAGGGTATATTCCCTAGGTTAACTGTATTGATGAGGTCAGAAAGTGAACAAGATCTAAAAAGAATACTATTTAATTATCGCTTTAAGTATCCTTATATACGTATTAGGAGGCTAAATAAGACCGAATACGGGCTTGTTTATGACGAGCTTATCAAAATCAAAGAAGAGCTATTTAAACTTTATCCCGAGCTTGAAAAGTTCCTTAAAGAAGGACATGAGAGATTCAAGACAGGGGAAACATTACCTATGAAGAATGAATATGGCGAATGGGAAAGGGAAGATATGTATAGATTTGAATATATGGGTGTAAAAAGAGACTATTGTACTTACACTGCCTTATGTAATAATTATCTTATGCAATCTCCTAGTGCTATAGGAGCTAAAGCTATGACTGTAAAGGTCGTAGAGACTTATTTTGAGCACCCTGAAGTGAACCCATTAGCTTTTATACATGATGAGATTGTCTTTGAGGTTAAAGATAATGAGAATATGTATAAGCATGTAGAGGATATAGCTGAGATTATGATAAATGAGATGCAGAAGGTGCTAACTTCTGTGAGAATTGCTGTAGAGGCTGAAATTATGCCCTACTGGATGAAATCTGGAGGGGAATGGAGTAGAACTTATTTTAAAGATAGTATCTCTAAACCTCTTCGACATACTTGACAATGACAAAAAAGTATGCTAGACTAGGAGATGTACCAAAGGGACATCATAAACTTTAAGGAGACACAAAGTGAGTAATAAAGAAGACTTTAATTTAACATTATATGTAGGTGCAATTATAAGACTTGCAACAATAAGTAATAACATAGCTTCTCATCCTGAAAAGTTCTATACTCAAGAAAAGCTTGTAGAAATAATCAAGGAACAATGCGATGATATGCAACAGTTATTAGACTTATTGAAGCATCAGTTGAGTTTGATAGAGTTTGAACAAGAGGTGTCACAAGATGTCGAAATCACTCTTTAGTTTAATCGGTATATTAGAATCTCCAGATGCTACGAGTAAAGACTTCTATGACTTTAGAATGGAGTTAGCATTTCGTTTAAACGCAGGTTTAATGTCCTACGAAACATACGATGAGCTAACTTCATATGCTAATAGGTTGGAAGAGAAGAATACTTAAAAGGATTGTAAATGAAAACTAAAAGTGTCAAAGCTAAAGGTAGAAGGCTCCAGAATTGGACCAGAGACACGCTAATGCGTTTATTTGGGTTTACTGATGAGGAGGTACGTTGCGCCATTATGGGAGAATCTGGGGCAGATGTGGAACTCTCAGGACGTGCCAAGAAATCATTCCCTTTTGCAATTGAGTGCAAGTGTACTGAAAGGTTTAATATCTATAGAGCATACGAACAAGCATGTGCACATACAGATGACCTAGAGCCTCTAGTAATCTTTAAGTCAAATAGAATGAAGACTTTAGCGATATTAGATGCCGAGAAATTTATGGAGATAATGGCTAGAATTCCTAATGAGGATACCATAAAAGCTATGGTAGAAGCTGAAAAGCTAGGAGATAAAGATGTATGAAGATATCCTAGAGACGACAGAAGTGGAGTACCCAGAGGAGTAGAATATGCCATGCAGTGGACCGGGAGGACCTACCCCAGAACAGGTTTTAGCAAATAAAATAAGAGAGGAAAAATTAGCCGAATACAGAGCGATGGTTAAATCTGTTTTCACTAAAGCTTCATATCTAGGAATAAATAAAAAAGAAGATTTAGATGAAACTCAAAATTTATGCAGAGCATGCAATAAACTTTACAATATAGATCCTAACCATTTAGACAAAGACGAGCTAAATTGGTACAAGCAACATCGAGAAATAGAACATAAATGGGACTTGGAGAAATTAGAAGGCATACTTCTAGATTTAGAGTTATACCAAAGTTGCTATAGCAAAGATGAATTAGACATAACAAGAGATATCAATAAAGTCAAAGTGGGAATATACGAGTTCACCCACATAAAAGATATCTTAAAAACCATATTAGAAGTAAACGATTACATACCTAAAGGATACGGATATGAGTAAACCAAAGATAATGTTCTTTGATTGTGAAACATCTTTCAATACTGTAAGGACATTTTATATAGGAAGCAAGGTATCTATATCTCATGATCAGATTATAGATGAACGTAAAGTAGTGTGTATATGCTGGATGATGGAAGGTGAAAAGAAAGTACATCATTTACAATGGGATGCTAAGAAGCACTGTGACAAGAAGATGATGGAGAAATTCATTAAAATTATCTCAGAAGTAGATGTTGCAATTGCACACAATGGTGATAAATACGATATACCTGTATTGAAAACCAGGGGAATATACCATAAATTACCTCCTATGACCAATATACAGACCATAGACACGCTTAAATTAGCTAGAAATAACTTTAGATTTAACTCTAATAGACTGGACTATATAGCTAAATACCTAGGATTCAAGGGGAAAAAGGCTACCGGAGGGTTACAATTATGGCATGATGTCCAGGACAGATGCCCTAATGCTTTAAAGAAAATGGTTGATTATTGTAAGCAGGATGTTACAGAATTAAGAGAGATATTCTGGAAACTAGTACCATATTGTGATAGACTACCAGTACATTTAGGAATATTGTTAGGCGGAGACAGGCCGTGCTGTAAGGTTTGCGGAGACAAACATCCTCACAAGATAAATGTACATACAACTGCTTCAGGTGTTAAATATCAAAGATATAGATGTAAAACCTGTAAGCATGTCTTTAGAGACAATAAAAGACTAACTACTTAATTTATCAAGAAGTTTGTCTATTTTTGCCTCAAGTCTATGCACATCTTCTTTTAACTCTTTAGTGGACTGACGGACTATCTCAGTCTTTAAGTCCACAAATTCATGCATAGAATCTTTGTCGACCAAGTTAGATATCTTGTCTGACATTCTTCTAATCCTCCATTCAAGACTTCCAAATAGTAGCCCTGCGATTGTTAATAATAAACTAGTTAATGGGTCCATAAGCATCACTCAGGTTTAGGATATTTATCTTTTATTTCTTGTATCTCTAGTTTCCAACCATCTAATCCTTTATGAAAAATCGCATCTAATTGGTCCACTATAGAAGGATACTCGGCTGCTCTAAGTCTTTGATATTCAGTAGCTTTTCTTTGTTCCATCTTTTCGACATGTTTCTGATAAGCATCATTAAAAGCAACTTTCTCATCCTCATTAGGGGATCTGGAGCGTTTCCTCTGCCCTGGAGCAGTGGCTATAACAACTTTACCTATTTCTTCACTCATATTAATTCTCCTAAGAAGCTTTCATACCATACATTCTAATTGTACCACTAGCTATATTTCCAGAACTCATTAAAAACTGTACAGCATCTACAGCAGATGCTGATGCACCAAATCTAGATCCTCCTACACAAGAAGCTTGACCTACAGAAGAATCTTGAGCGAATGTATTCATAGTAACTTGTACTCCCCCACCTCCTGCAGGGTCTATTAATGTAACCACTCCACCTAAAAATTCATTACCACTATTACCTATGTCCAACGATGATAATATCACTGCAGATTGAGTACCAGTTACATTTCTCGCAGTACCTCCAGAATCTACCCCTAAAGAGGCTTGTATATAATCTGTGGCTCCTGCATTATAAGAAGACCCACCATTCGTACTAAATCTCAGGTATAGATCCACACCATCTGTAGCAGGTGCAATGTTATCTAATAAAAACACATAAGCTTGATATGTACTATCTATACTAGATGTGAAAGTCAATGAGGCTGAAGCTGAAGCGGTGGCAGTACTAAGTAATACTAAATCATAAGATTGACTATCTACATACGCCTTAATAGACTGTTGAGTAGCTAACTGAGTAGCACTATTAGACGCCATATTATCTTCGTCTAAAATAGCTGTACCAGACACTCCAGTGTTAATTACTGGTGAAGTTAAAGTTTTATTTGTAAGAGTATCAGTAGTAGCAGCGCCTATACCCCCTAAAGCAGATAATGCAGTTGCTGCTGAGGTAGACCCTGTACCACCATCAGATATAGGTACGGGAACTGTTATAGTACCTAACTGCGCTACAGTTTTAGCTACAAGACCATCAGCTGTAGAGTTAAACCCTATATAAAGATCGGCAGCAGGGGTTGGGAGAGTAGCATCAAAACCTGATACACCTGAGTCAAACTTAATAGCTAGATCTAATTGTTCATCTAACTGTTGAGTTATCATAGTTAACTTATCTAAAGCATCTTCATGGGTCTCTGCCGGAAAAGTATCATTCTCAGTATAATCAGTTTCTTGCTTTAAAGGTACATTACGTTTAATAATAACTGTATCAGTACTTACAGGTATATCCCCAGCACCAAATACTACATTACCAGATTGGTAATCTGTAGATCCTACAGTATTGCCGGTACCTGTAACAGTATAATCTGTGGTCAGTACCTTAGTAGTAACTACATTATTAGTATCTTTTATCTGGACTTCTAAGTGGGTCTCATCCAATATAGGAAAAGTAAAAGCAAAAGTAGTGGTGGACCCGTCACCTGTATAAGTATCTTTCGCAGTTGTTGAACTTACTGTCATTTATATAACTCCTATTTCTCATCGATGAGACGAAAATATAACTCTAAACCTAACCAATTTTGATAAGGAATAAATCTCTTTAACTTCTTAATGTCTTTATCTGTAATATCACCATCAGCTAATCTAGCCATAGCTTGTGCGACATCATTTATTAAACCTGGATGTGCACCTAATATAGTGGCTGTTGCGTTCCTTCCAGCAAATCTATTATTAACTGTAGAGAATGGGTTCAAAGATAACGGTAACTCCATAAGACCTATAACGCCCGATACTTGAACACCTTCATATATAGCCCTACGAATATCTTCCATATTATTTAAATCGTATTCTTTTCGATATCTTAACATATTTAACATGATACCCATACCTATAAGGCCTGTAATACCAGTAGCTACAGTAGCAGCTTCATGACCCATAGCTCTTTGGACACCTGACATTACAGTTCTTTCAGTTGACATAAACATGAACCTTCTCATAAATGCTACAGCACTTCCCCAATGGGATTTTTGAATACCTAAAGGTATAGCTCCTTTAGAAGGCCTTAAACCTGATAAGCCGGCTTCATGAACTAACGCTCCTTCATACCTTTCAGCCAAGTCTTCAGCACCTTTAAATCTCCAAGTTCTAGGGTCTGTAATATAAGAACCGTTAATCTTATCTATAGTTCCATTATCGACTAACTCTTTGATTTTTAAAGCATCTTTCTTAGATATACCCTTTCTAGCCAACTTCAATATATCTACTTCAGAGGCATTACCTGTGGCCACCTTTATAGAATCTCTTATTAAAGAAGCTGAGGACACTTGTCCTGCTATAGATCTCATAGTGTCATCGAATTGTTGTATACCTGTAGCTAAACCGAAGAATTTATTAGTCTTAGTCATCAGTCTTCCAAATCTAGATACATGTTCACCAGAAGCAAATGTACCGTCAACCATACTTTGAAGTAAACCGTCCATTTCACTTTCTAAAGCAAGACTTAAATCAACTGCTTGTTTTGCATCAATCGCGCCAGTTTTTATACCTGTAGTCATCTCTTTAATTTGCTTCATTACAGGTATCATACCGTGCACGAAAGTGTTTTTAAAACCTTGCCTAAAAGGTAATAACACTAAGTCAGGCATAGAAGCAGGTAATACCATACCTAACATTGTATGAGACTGATAAGAATTTAAATATCTTAACCACTTACCATTTGTACTTCTTATTCTATCAAACAAGGCATCTGTAGTATCGCTAACAAAAGCTTTAGCTTCAGCTGCTTCTTTAGCTAACTGTGAGGATCTATTAGGATTTAATTCAGCCAATTCGTTATAATCGTCAGATATCTTTTTAAGTAAGTCATTAAAAGATTCTACTCCGAAACTATCTCTTATTTTTCTTTTATATGCTATAGCTCTGTTCATTTGATCTATGGCTACATTAGAAGACATGAAAGCATCTTTAACTTGATAGTCTTTAAAGTCTTCAAAAGGTAAATCCCAAATTCTTTTCTTAGTAAATTGACCGCCTTTTAAGAACCCTTTATGCGCACTCTCAGATATACCATGAGCATATTTAGAACCTTTAGATCTAAATAGATCATCCCTAATTTTATTAACTTCTTCTTCAACTCTTTGTTCAAATTCATTACCTTTTAAAGAGTCTAACTCCTCTATCTCTTTACCAAAAGCATTCTTCTTAGTTTTACTTATGTGAGCTCTAAGCTTATCTTCAAATCCCCTTATATCTCTAAAGACTTTATCGAAGTCCCACATAATAGGTGCATATCTAGCAATTATATCGTCGGATTCTATAATACCTTCTTTAATAGCCCTTTGAGCAACCTTTTTATAAGCACTATCAAGCCTCTGTACAGAACGATTTATATGATCTATATCGCTCCTAATACCTGTTCTTTGAGCTTCATATACAGCCTCAGAATAGTCTTTAAGTTTCATTTCAGCACCAGCTTGAGTTTTAAATTTATCTATAGCCCCACCCTTAGCTCCTATGAAATCATAGTAGTCGTCCTTAATACCTTTATGTAAGTCTAATATATCAGCCTTATTAAGTGTATCTACTATAGATTCTAATTTAGCGCCCTGTGTTTCCCCTTTAGCTGCAAATTTTGTATTAAACGGATGGTTAAAAGATAAGTCAGTAAACTGTTTAACTATTTTAGATTCAAACCCAAAACCTCTTAAAGATGGTATCCTAGTAACATTACCTACACCTTTATACACTTTTTGCATGAAATTTTCAACAGCCTTACCACCTCTGAAGTATAAATCAAAGTCACTATCACTCATAGACCTTGCAGCACCTACTGAGTTATCTACTTCTAACTTACCTCCAGTTAAGATAGGGTCTTTAAATTTAATCTCTTCTCCTTCTAGTACTCCTCCTAACACTCTTCTATTCATAGCCTTACTAGCACCTCTACCTATAAAAGCACCTACAGTACCTCCTAATAGTCCTGAGACAGCTGTACCAATAGCTATATTATGTAGAGTTTCCTCTTCAGTTTGAGTCAACTTGGATTCATGTAGAACCTTCTCTTGGACACCTATGACGCCTGCACCAAAAGCAGCGCCTGACCTAGCACCACCTAATACAGTGCCTAATCGAGTAGCTCTATTAGCTATATTAAAGCCAGCTATCCAGTTAGAAGGGGAAGTAACAATACCTACACCTAAAGCACCTAAGAAGTTAGCACCCTTAGAATCTCTAAAGTTAGATATAGAGTCTTGCTCTCTTCTTATATTATTTAATACAAGGTCAAATTCAGCTTCTGATTGAGTACCAACTAAGTGCTCATAAAAATCTAACGTGTCTGTTTCTGACATCTTAGATA